ACTCATTGACGTACAGGTCGCCGGTCGTAGCCATATTCTGGATTTTCAGGCCGCGGCGAGCGGTGTTGGCGGGAGCCAGCGTCGTAGAGGTGTTCGCCGTTGAGCTGGTCGTGCCGCTGCGATCGGTACCGGCGGGGAGCGGAGCGGCCTGGGTCGAATAGGGCGCAGCAGCCGAACCCGTAGGCGCATCGCTACCGTCCGCGTTGGCTGGTACGATACGAAGAGCATAGGCGGTGGTGCCGTCGCTCAACGAAACAGGCTCGACGGCGTAGAAGCCGCCGGTTGGAAGGCGACGTGCCGCCATGGCCTACTCCTGTGAAAAGTGGCGCCCCGGCGGGAGAGAACCGGGGCGCCTGGCCGATTACAGCGCGGGCTCGTCCGCCGCCTTGATGGCGGTGATGAGATCGGCCTTGTTGAGAGGCTTGCCGTTCGCGGTCGTCTGGACGTTCTTGGTGGCGGCCAGCGCCTTGAGCGCCTCGAGCGTCAGATCCTCGAGCGAGGGCTGGACGTGCAGCGTCTTGTCGGACGCCTCGATGGCCGCCTTGTCTCCGGCGTCCACCCTGTTCCAGTTCTCGTTCGGCTCGGCCGCCGTCGTGAACACCTTGCCGGCATCATGGTAGATACCGTCCACGTACACCGCCTCCGGCGACGTGTAGCTAACGGGCTGCTTGCTCATCAGTACCTCCCGGTGTTGGTCTGGCGCGACATGACGGTGCCGGCGGTGATGCGGCCGGTCGTCGGGGCGGTGCCGTTGACGGTGTACAGCAGCCGCACGAACTGCTGATTGGCGCCGATGGGGAACCACTCCGGGCGGAGGTCCGTCACGCCGGGCACGAGCTGCGCTGCCGTGTAGGTGTTGCTCGCCACGGTCGTCGGCGCGGAAAACGCCGCCGTCGTGTCGGTCTGCACCGCAATGGTCAGCGACGTGAGGTTGTTGAATGCCTCCGTGGTGCCGACGTAGAAGGGCTGGGGTTCACCCCGGCCGATATCACGCCGCAGCGGCGCGGCAGCACCATAGGGCGTCGCAGGCGCGCCCAAGTCGATGACGTTGGTGGACGCCGTGGTGGCGGTGATGGCCTGGTTCTCGGAGAGCAGGCCGGTACGGTCGAGAATCATGTCCTGTTCTCCTCAAACCACGCGGGCTTCGGCGTTGATGAGCGCGTCCGTCTCGCGGATGGGCATCTCGCGATATCCCTTGATCTCCTTGCCCGCGATCTCCTCCGGCATCAGGCGGATACGATTGTCCGCAGCGCCCGAGTTGGTGGACAGCGCATCGAGCGCTTCCAAGAGGTCGCGGTTCATGTAGATCACGGGTTTGATGCCGGTGGGCACGCCGTCCGTGTTGTCAATCAGCGTGTCGCGGCGCGTCTGCATCTTGTAGTAGCCGCGCCGGAGCAGCGAGAAGATATCGACGGTGCCGGCGCGAACCGCAGCAATGTCGATGTTCGCGATGCGGACGTTCTGCCGCCAGTCGGAGACCTTCACGCCGATATCCTGGCGGAAGTATTCCTCCTTGGCGAAGTAGGGGCGGTTCAGTTCGTCGTAGACGCGCTGTACGCCCTTGTCCTCGCGCTTGATACCCGCCGACGTACCTTCGGGGTACAGCAGGCTCGTGCCGCTCGGCCCCCAGCCGATCATCCAGATCGACGTATTCGCGCTGCCGGTGCCGCCGCCGTCAATGATCTGCGTGGCAGCCGCACCCCCGTTGGCGATGGAAGCGTACCGAGCCGCGACGCCCTTGAAGCGCTCAGGCGTGGTGGCCGTGTCGGCGTAGAAGAAGTTGACCTGCACGTCCTGCGCGATGGCCTCAAGCGCCACATTCGCTTCGTCCGCACGCTCGGCGGCCGGGTTCTTGACCTTCTCGAGGTAGCGCGTGTCGATGGTGGCGAGCCGCTCCACGAAGCCCGTGGTGTCACGGACCTGCATGGACGTGCCCTTGGCTTGAATGATGCCCTGATAGAGCTGGCCCCAGGCGACGGGACCCAGGCCGGTACGAATGCGGCTGATGTGCCCCGAGCCGTCGTTGCAGGGGATGACGTGCGCGTCCATCATCAAGGGGTTGAGACGGTGCAGCGCTTCAATCGCGGGGATGACGTTCCCGTTGCGATCCGTCGAGGCATAGTGGTCGATGATGCCCCGGAAACTGTTTCCGATGGTAGCCATACGGCCTCCTGAGAATGGGTGGGATTACTTCGGCATGTCGTCCGGGTAGAGCTGAGCCAGCGACCCGGCAGGCTTCGGCGCCTGCGTGGCCGTGGGGGCTCTGGTCGGAGCAACCGGGGGCGCCTGCCGAGCGGCGCGAACGGGGATCATCTTGGCCTTGTTCTTCAAACTGCGGAGTTCGTCGCTGTCACGCTTCCAACGGAGCGCTGTTTGAAGGGCCTTGAAGTCGTTCACGTCGGCTTGCGCCATAAGTTCCCGAGAATAGCCGAGTTCGGTGGCGATTGGCTCTAGCTGCGCTACGAGGGTCGCCTGTCCCGCGGGGTCTGCCCACTCAGGGAATGCTTCTACGAGTGCTTCGTACTGCACGCGATGGCTTTCGGCCGCCTCGTGCTGTGCGATCTGGTCTGCCTGCTGCCGCGCTTGGTCCGCCTGCTGCATGAACTGCTGGCGATGAGCGCTGGCAACGCGATATTCGCGATCCATCTGGTGATACATCGCGTGATGCTGGGGGTCGGTGGACTGCAAGAGCCGGATATCGGGCTCCTGCGGTTGCACCTGACGGGCTAACTCCTGATACTGGCGCGAAACCTGTTCGTGGATGCCTCGCACCTGCCCGAGAGCATCGCGCTCGGCGTTCTGACGAGCGATGGCGGCGCTATTCTGCGCCCGGCGGACTTCCGTGTCCCGCTCCTTCTCGCGGCCGGCAATGATTTCCTGCGCCTCACGCGGTAGCCCGGCGAACACCTCCTTGGCATCCTTGGCCCAGGACGCAGGCGCATCGACCGCGGGCAGGTCTACCGCCTCGGGCTCCTGTTCGGCCTCCTGCTGGCCCTCCTGACCGTTCTCGGGGGCATCCGGGGCGGGTTCTACGTCCTGCGCCCCATCGTCCGCCGGCAGATCATCCGGATACATCGGCTGCGCGGTCGGCTTGACGGGATCGACCGGCTGCGCGTCGGGCGCAACAGCATCGACCTGAGCCGCGAGGGGCTGAGAGGCCATGGAGCTGTCCTATGAAACGAAAAAAGCCGCCCCGATGTGGAGCGGCTTGCGCGTCACGCGGTGCGCGACTGTGATTAGCTGCCACAAAGCAGCCGGATCGTCAATACACCTTGGGATAGCGCCTGTTGAACTTCGAGCGGCGGCTTTCCCGTGTCGCTTGCGCCTCGATTTCCTTAGCCTCTACCTCCGTCACCTCGCGCTGGGCGGCCACGAGGCGGACATAGGCATCAGGCAAATCGATTAAGGACGCCATATCAGGTCTTTGACTCGATCTGACCACGCTGCTCACCGCCAACCACCTTATTCGGCGGCAATCCCAGCTTCGCCCTTACGTCGTCGGGAATGCCTGCCGTGGCATAATTTTGAACCAACTCTCGAAAAGGCACCTGCCTAGCATCAGTCGTCATTCTCGCCTCCGAGACAAGGGGCTAAAACCTGACAGCACCATCGTCAATATCCGGCATAGCGTCGCGCTTCCGGGCTCATGTTCGCGATGGCGGACGCGCGGCCGATCTCTTTCTTCGCCGCCTCGCCGTCAGCTATGGCTTTGCGCAACTGGCCTTCAAACATTTCACTCACTCGCAGCGCGATTGAGAGGTTCGTGATACCCTGCCGCGCCCGCTCATCCAGCGGGCGAGACGATAGATCAATCAGCTTATCCATATAATCGGCTTTGATGAGCGATACATACGGATTGATGAACTGATCCCACGCCGCTTTAGCCTGGTCGCCTAGAACGGCGCGGTCCATAGCCTCGCTCATTGCGCCAAATCTCCACCTGGCCGAAAGCCCGGCACGCTATCGTCGTTGCTGGCCCGACTGAACCGCTGTTGGAGCGCGAAACGACGCTCCGCCAAGCTGACCTCTAGGACGAAGCGCTTTTCCGCCTGATCAGCCTCGAACGCAGCACGGTCACGAGCAAGCTGCGCCTCCTGTTCGGCTTGACTCTGCCGGATAGCAGCAGTCGCGTCGGCTTCCATGCGCGCGATCTCGATACGGGCCATCGCCTGTTCGTGGTCCTGATCCTGCTTCTGCGCCTTCACCTGTCCGTCCACCTGCGCCTTGACGGCCTCGGGGTCCTGCTTCTTAGGCTCAGGGCCAAGCTGCGCGGGGTCCTGCCAGTAATCGGTCGCGACGCCCAGCGAGGTATCCTCCACGAACGCCTTGACGCTGTTGTAGACCTGTTCCTCGCCAACAGCGCGCAAGCCGCCCTCAATGGCCGCCTTTTGCAGACCCATCAGTTCGCGACGGTAGGCGATGCGCTGATCGCGGTTGCCGGTGCCGAGCCCAACCGTGATGTTGATGTCCGGATCGGCGGGCCACTTCGACGGGTCTACCTCGACGTATCGACCTTCGATCTTCATGCGAAACGCCGGGACGTGATCGCGCATGAGCCGATAGCGCTTGGCGAACATGGGCGCCACTAGCATTTCCGCCATGTTGCGGGTGACGTATAACTCGACCTGCTGCGCGCTGCCCTGTAGCATCGCCATACCGGCCGCCGTCCGGTTCAGGCTGTCCGGGTTCAGCCCTTGCGTGCCCTGGCGCGAGATGCCCGTCCGGCTCTCTCGCTCGGCGGACTGTAGTTCCATCGCGCTGAAAGACGTGGGCGAGGTGTCCGTCTGCGCGAGCGGCTGAGGCGCAACCCCCTTAAACCGGACGATACCACCGGCCCGAACGGATAACAGATCATCGTACGTGTCATCCGTGACACCCTGCTCATCGACCAGCGTTCGCGGCGCGTTCGACAGGTAGATGCTGTCCAAGCCCTGCCGCAGCAGCACCGACCGGATGCGCTGAATGTCCATCGTCTTGTCAGCGACGGACTGCCCGACGAAACGATGCTGCGACGGAAAGGGCGACCAACCAGAGTAAGGCTGCTCGTCCACCTCGAACACGTCCAGCACATGCGGACCTATCCGCATGACGCACAGCCGCTCAGCGATGCCGTCGCGGTTCATGTCCCAAAGCGGATATTCCCACTTGAGCCAGACCATTCGGTTGACGCCCACCCGCCTGCCGACGCTATCGCGCGTCGAGGAACGGCCGGCGTCGCGTGCCGTGTCGATGGCCGTGGTGACGTTCACGTCGCCCCAGATCGGCTCAAGGTCGGCACGGTCGTAGCCCATCGCCACTACATCCGAGAGGCTGACGGGCTGGTCGTCACCGACGTATGGGCTCTCGTCCAAGTCCACCGTGTCAGGCGATATGCGGAACCATTCGTTAGGAATGTTGCGGTCGCGAACTAGTGGGGGCTGAGGTACGGGAATGACGATCTCAGCCGTCACCCCATCGTCCAGCAGCTCGGCGCTGGCGACGGGCTGGCCCTCGACTATAAACGTGCCGTCACCCAATTCCTCAACCAGCAGCGCCGGGACGGTGGTACGCTGCATCAGCGGCGCGCGCTGCTCGAGGTACGTCTTCACAATGCCGGTCTTTTCCAGCATCCCCGCCTTTCCCGCGTCGTGCAGGATGCGATAGCCCTTCTGCCGGCGCATGAACTGGTAGTGCACGGCGGCCGTCGCCTCAGCCCCATAGTCTACACGACGTGTCGCGTTCGGGTCCTCCTCGGTCGGCTCGGGCACATCCTCCGGTTCGGTGTCGAACTCGACCGCCTTGCCGCCTGCCGTGAGCGTGCCCAGGATGCCGATGAGCATCCGGTCCGTCACCTCGCTCACATCCCGCGTCACGGCCTGTGAGCGGCCTTCCTCCTCGTCCCCGTACTTATCGCCGTTGTACGCCTTGATCGCGACGGCGCGAGCGTCGTTGATCGTCGTATCAATCGCTCGCCCCTCTTCCGTCCGGAGGAACTGGCGCAGGTCGTCGGGGATCGTGGCGAGCATGGTGTCTCCTAGGCCGGAGCCAGCGAGCGGGAATTATACTCGAGCTTGTGCGCGCGGGGCTTTGTGATTGCTTCCCGCTTCATCATCAGCGCGTACCTTGATGCCGAAAGCCGGTCGTCGTTAAGCTTCACGATCAAGCCGTCTTTCCGATGGTATAGCCGGAACTCAGCAAACCATTCTTCCAAATGGCTGAACACCTTCCACCGACCTGTCTGCATCCGGTCGAGCATATCCATGATGCCCGCCTCAACACCGTTGCCGCCGTCTTCGAAGGTTGCCTTCTCCGACAGCATATTAAGGCCTTGCGCGGAATATTGGCTTGCCAGCGCCTCACCAGAACCCTTGTCATGTTGAAGGCCATCGTGAGGCCAAGCCCAAGGCACCCAAGCACCCCAGGGCTTCAGCGCTGCGGCGTGGATAATCGGCGTAGACTCCCGCTGGCCGTAGCAATTCGTCACGTAGATGATATCGGCGTCTTTGTTCCAAGCTAGCAGAGCCGCTGCAAAAGGGTGATCCCAGCCAAAGTCCAGGCCTCCGATCTGGGGCCAATGCGGCGGAATGGGGAAGGGATCAACCTTGATGCTATCTTCGCTGACCGGGAAAACCCGCCCAGAGCCAAGAGTGGGTATTCCTTTTGCTCGCGCCTCACGCTCGTGAGCGGGGTAACTAGAGATGATCGCCGCGCGCTGCTCTGGGGTGTAATGCTCGGCGTCGTCAATCGTCATTCGCGTGACGTGCCGGCTCATTTCATCGCCTTCAGATCATCGCCAGTGAGAAACATATTGACCACATCGCTCATTCCCTTGAGCGGCGTAAACGTCAGCATTACTAGGCCGCCTGTAGCGTTCGTCCGCGTCAGACCTTCAGTGTAAATGTCCAAAGGTGGCTCTTCGTCGAACCAAACGCCGTTCAGGGTGTCCCCCTGCCACTTGCCGCGCCCCTGTTCATACGCCTTGAACAGCAATGTGCATGCACCGCCAGTGACGTGCTTCACCGTAACACTATCCAAGGCATTTGCGACGCCCATAGCGCGGTAGGTGTCGATTATGTCGTCGCCGGGAATGGCGCCCGTGCCCCACTCCTCTTCTTTCTCAGGCTCGCCTACTAGCAGCTTCTGGATCGTATCCCGGGTCGAAACGCGAGTTTCGCCGGCTGCCCAATAGCGCCCAGGCATCTCGAACCGTCGCCCGGTCCACCAGTCGGGATATTTTCCGGTCAAATGCATCGCCCATTCGAACGATCCGGCGACAGTCTTGCCAAGCTGGTTGCCGGCCATAAACAAGCGCTCACGGTATACCGCGCCGGCTTCGTGGAAGGCTTTCTGCTTACTGTAGGGTCGATACGCCGGGAGCCGGTTTCGGCGCTTCCTGCGCTCCAGTTCCCGCGCCAAAGTCAACGCCTGCTGCTGCAAGCTGCGAAGCGATGGCTGCGAGCTGTCGAGCGAGTTGCTCGTCGGTAAGCTCGTCAAGCTCATTCACCTTAATGTTGAGTTCCTTGGGGAGCACTGAGGCCACAACCTTCAGATACTGGTCGGGCTTATCGGCTCTTACCTCCGCAATAACAGCCTGGCCATGCTCAGCCCAGTCCGCCAACATGTCTGCAAGAAAAGCTTCACCGAGCTTGTTGCGGGACCCCTTAGGGCGACCAGCCGGGTTGCCAGACTTCCCGGGCTCGAACGGGACTAGCCCGCTATGTTTCGCCTTTGTATTATCACTGGACACAGCGGCCTCCTTGGGCACACGCAGCGCATCCCATATCGCTGCCACAAATCTCCCCGAACATCAAGCGATAGCCTCAAGCCCAGCGACCGCCCGCCGCAACAACTCAACGTCAGCCCCGCCCCTCGTCTGTCCCCGCTTCTCCGCCCAGATGAGCCGGTCGAGCCAAGGAGGGCCGTGGTCGGGGTTCGGATCAATGACGAGCTGGTCGAACGCCCGGCGCACATCACGACCCTCAGCGTTCAGTGCGTCAAGATTGCCGTTCAACTCGGTCTCGCGTCGCCGTTCCTCATCTGGTGGCAAAGGACACCCACCGCTGATCGGCTGAAATCGAGCAAGGCTGTCAGCAGTCGGAAATCCCAGCACCCGCCAGTAGCGCGCAGCGACCCGGCGCCCAGCGTTCAGTCGCTTCATGGCCGCCTCACCCTCACCAAGCAGGCCAGCGTTGAAAGCCCGTCCGATGGCATCGCAGGTGTCGGTGTCGTTCGCCGCCATCCCGTACAGCGCCTGCCGACGAGCCACGCCATCACAAGGCGATACTCTGAGCGGTGTACGATCCCGCTTGCGGCCAGACGCGGACCTGGCGCCCACCGGCTGCCCTACGCGAAGCTTGCGCCCCATCCCCCTACCTCCCCTCACCCCGGTGTGCGTCGTGTTCGCGGACGGCGGCGATGGCGACAGAAGCGGCGCTCACGACCAGCAACCGCCAATAGTCATCCGCTGCCTTCCAAGCCTCAGGGTTTGACCAGCCCTTGAGACCCAGCACGGCCATAATTGCGGAACGTGCCGTCTGATCGTCCTCTGCACGGCACTGGCTCATCGCCCTCGCCACCTTCTCGACCAGCCCGGCGTCGTGATCCTCGGTCATGCAAATCATCGCGCTACCACCCACAGACCGTCCTCGTTCTTCGACGCCCGATACGGCTGACCAGATGCTCGCACCCAGGACATGGCGTTCAGGTCGGCGACATGCTGCTCGATCTGCTGCCGCGCGAACTCGCTACCCGGAGGGAGCGCCCCGCCACTTGCGGCAATAGTTAGCCGGTTAGTGCGTCGCTCGGTCATATCCGCCCTCAATCAATCGTTGGAAACTTTTCGGCTGGAGCATGAAGTCGAAATCTGCCCGCCACCCACGGTCGTTCTCGCCTCGCAAGAACGGGGATCGACTCAGCGCCGAAATAGCCTCGGTCCAATCTTGAATTGTCGTAACTCTGAGCCGGGAATTGAGCTTGCGTCGGCGCTCCGGTGTCATCTTGGCTTTCGAGAGCCCGACCTTGCCAGCGGTGTCGTTGTACGCTTCCAACACCTCCTCCGCCGTCAGCGGGGGCTCCCCGCCCTTTTCATTCGAAATCTCAGATGGGGCAGAGACCTCGCTAGAGGTCTCAAGGGGTTCGGGGGTGGTAGGGGGGTTAGAATATATATCATTGGGGGGAAGGAGGGGGGCGTCACGCCGTGACGTCACGCGTGACGCGTCACGATCAATCTTCTCGGCTTTCACCTTATCGCGACGTCGTTGCTGGCGCTCAGCGGCAGTCCGGTCTTTCACCACGGACATGGCTTCCGCTATCTCGGCTATATCGGACGCAGAGAGGCCCTTATCCGCCATGAGACGAAGCGCGGCAGCGTTGAGCGTCACGCCGCAACTTCCCACTGGTCGATATCGTGAGGCGCCCCAGTCCGCGTCCAGCGTACCCCGTTGGGACCGTCAGCAGCCCAGCCGGCCGGCGTCGTCGCGGACACTTGGCCGCAGTTCGGCACCATCCCGTTCGCCAGGATGACGCGCACGCGCTTGCCTCGGGCGGCATCGGGGCAGTGGCCGGGGTTCGGGCTCACGGCAGCGTCACCGTGACCGCCCCGCCCTTCACTGGCTCACCGCGAACGTAGGTCGGGCGGAACCAGCTATCGTCCACGCCCAAGCCATCGGCCAGCCCGTCGCGGCCGTGCTTGAACGCCCCGATCATACCGTCATCGTCGCGACGCCTGCGATCGGGCGGATTAAAGGTGATCGTCATGACGACCGGCACGTCACCGGCGCCGATGCGCAGGCGAGCGGAGCGCGTCAGGACACCGCACAGAGCGCGATAGTCCTTCGCTGGCCGCTGGTACGTCCGCCAGTGCGTGCGACGCTTGGCGTTGGGCGTGAGACACGTTGGCGGCCACGGGAAGGTGACGGAGGCCGTCACGCCGCGATCCTCGCCCACGCGTCCCGCATCCAGCCCTTGCGCTCGGCTCGCGCGATCACCTCGCCGGGCGTCAGGACGGCATTGCCGACGCGGTAGTAGCTGCCGTCCGGATTGGGTCGGCCGCGCTCGTCACAGTGATAGACCGGAGCGTCGCGACGCAGGTGGTCGGCTGCACGGGCGGCTGTTCCATCCTCGCGCTTCGTGCGCGTGGCGGCACCGGAGAACCGCTTGTCCACGGCCATCGGGGCTACAGTGCGCCGGGCCGTTATGATGGGCGTTACGGCGGCTTTACGACGCCCTGCCGGCTTGCAGGCGGCCGGACGCACCTTGGATTCGTCGCACCACCGCTTGATGGTCGATGAACGCGCACCATAGTGGAGCTTGAGTTGCTCGGCCCCCATAGTGCCAGCGATGGCAGCGAAGTCGTCCGGCAGGGGTCGCTTGAGCCGCCCGATATAGCAAGCCTGACACCGCTGAGCGCGGTAGTCGGCTATCACGCCACCACAGGCGCATATATTGCTCTTGCGGGCTGGCGGGGTGTAGGCCGCGGCCGGTGCGTCACCCCGGCGGCGCATGGCCTTGATATGCTCGCGAGCGGCAGTCTTGGTAATGCCGAGCGCGAGGGCGGCCCCCGCCACGCCTTCGGGCAGGGCCACGAGCGCCACGAGCCGCTGTTCGAGGTCTGGCGTCCAGACGGTGCGCGCGCTCATGCCGCGCGCCTCCGGCCAACGGCCGGCTGCCCGGCCATCCGCACCAGCATCGCCCCGCTACGCTTCATGCGCGCACCGACGACGCGCAACGCCGGGTGATCGTCCGGCCCGAAAGCCCCATCGGCAGCGGCGCGCGCGACCGTGGCGGCGTTCTCGGCGGCTTCCACCGCCATGTCACCCGGCCGGGGGTCATCCTCGTCCGGGAAATCGAACGCCCCCTGATAAGCGAGCCCTAGCCACTCGTTCGTGAAGTCCGCCCCCAGGAAGGCCGATATGCTCAGCAGCGCCTCGGGCGGGAGCGGGCGATGATCCGGCTTGCTGGCGTCCACCAGCGCGGCGTTGATCTGCCAGTCCGGCACGCGCGTGCCGTTGGACAGCTGCTTGACTGAGTAGCGGCGACCGCGGCCGACGAACAACCTGATCGCGTCGGCGATGGTGTTCCTGGCCTGTTCGCGGGAAACGAGCGGCTGCAAGTCAGCGGACGACGCCGGCATCACGCATTACTCCGAAATGGATGAACAGCGACACCGAGCATCGCCGGGGAAGAAAACCCCAGCCGACCTTCGCCGACCGGGAGGTGCCCGCCGCCGTGGGGCTGCGGGTGGGAGAAGCGATCCGCGACCTGGCGACAGGCGTCATGCTCGCGACGGCGGGACGCGCGGAGGAGTGCGTGCCAGGTCATGCCAGGACGATGGCCTCACGCTTCGCCTTGCCGGCGTCGGTGAGGTAGCAATGCGGAGCCGCGCCCTGCACGAGCCCGCGCTTTCGCAACGACCCGGCAGCGAAGGTGAAGCCTTCGACCAGCTTCGTGTCGCCGAACAGCGTCTCCTCCGCCATGCGGAGGCACGTCATCTGCCGCTGCGTCAGCGGGCGCTCCTTCTTCATCTACGCCTCCTGGCTCGCTCGTTGTCGATCAGTTCGCGCAGGACGGACGCCTTGAGCGTCACCGGCGCGGGATGCGTTTGGAAATGGGAGGGCGCCGTGGCCGCTAGTCGCGCGTCCGGCATCCGCCGCAGCAGGATCGACACCAGCGCTGCGTCGAACGGGACCATTCACGCCCACCCCTCCGAGCCGGAGGGCGGCGTTGACTCTCGCGAGGTGGCGGGCAGGATCGGGGGATGGATCTCGCTAGTCGCAATGCCTACAACCGTGACGTTCGCCTCAAATGCGAAGCGATGCCGCTGGAAGACCTTCGGCGTGCGATCCTCCAAGGGCAGTTCGGCGAACGCAAGATCGGCATCGCGCAAGCCTGTCTTGCCGAGAAGATGGAAGCTGCTGCTGCCGATAGGGAGATTGACCGCAAGATCGCACGAGGCGCTAACCGCCGCTCCACGCTCGCGCTGCTGGTCGCGGCAGGTGCGTTGGCGGTCGCTGGTTACACAGCGTGGCAGGAACATCCTATCGCCGTGCACGGGTCGGTTCCTGGCAATGCGGGAAGGAGTCGATGAGACGCTGGCTGCAATCGCGCGACCACATCGCATCGACGATATCGACGCCGCGCTGGGTCAAGCCGCCGCGCTCGCCCAGTTCATCCAGGATGCCGTACACGACGACTTCCACGGATACGCGCTGATCGGCGGTAAGTGCCGGATGTTGCGGCGCTGGTGGGACCGCCTCCACGGCATCGACCACCCCCAGCCAACGGCGGATCGCGGCGCGGATCATGCTGCGACCTGTCCAGCGAAAGCCTTGAAGGAGACAGGCTTGCCCTTAGCATCGGCAATGTCAGCGATGTGCGCCCAATACTTCGCGGGGATCATTCGACCGGCGAGGGTCCATGACCGAACGGTCACGTCCTCCACCTTGATGCCCCGAGCGCGAAGCGCGCCACCGACTGCGGCCGCACCGCCTAGAGCCTTGATGGTAGCGATATGATCCATAGTGCCAATGCGCTACCATACGTAGCGTCACCACGCAATATGATTTGTAGCGCCGGCTCGTGCGATGCCGAGATCATGATTGATCCCGCTAATCTCGATACGCCGGAGGCTCGTTTGACCTGGGCGCGCAAACGCCGCTTTCCGGAAGCCGCTACGTTCGCCCGCGTGGTCGGTATGAAAGAGGTGACTTACCGAAGCTATGAAGCCGGTCAGAATGGATTTGCCAAGCACGCCTCCCTGTTCGCTCGAAAGCTGAACGTCCCTACCGACTGGTTGCTGACGGGAGGCGCGCTATCAGATGACGCACTCGTCCCGGCGCCGCTTTCAAATGAGAGCGCGGCCGATCAGCTCGACGCAGTTCTGCTACCGGAAGTCGAGGTGGCCTATAGCATGGGTGGCGGGTCGATAAATGATGATTTTCCTGTCATTCAGATGGTGCCGTTCAGCCGTGCTTGGCTTGAAACGCTAACGCACTCACCTGCCACGATGCTGATGGTTGCTCGCGGCGATGGCGATTCTATGACGCCAACAATCATGGACCGTGACATTGTCATCATTGATCGAAGCGACCGCCGCTTTAATTCTCAGGATCGCATATGGGCAATATGCTATGGTGAGTTCGGCATGATTAAGAGAGTAAGAGCGTTGCCAGGGGGTCAGTTTCAGATCAACAGTGACAATCCTACCGTTACGCCCATCATAGCGACTGAGGATGAACTAACATTCATCGGCCGTGTGGTAGGTGTTATAAGGCGCATATAGGAGGCTAGTATGGTGGTGTTGGCGCTTCTCCTTGCGGCACAAGACGGTGCCTACCTTGTCGGTATCGGGAACCAACCCTGCTCTGTCGCTATGCGTGATGAACTGAGCGATATCAGGCGGAGTTGGATTGGAGGGTTTTGGTCCGCCTTGAACCTTCTCGGTCCATCGAAGAGCGTCGGCAAGGAGATCGGACCTCGCGGCATTGTCGGAGCCGTTGAAGAGCGTTGCAAGCGTGCGCCGACAGAAACCCTGGCGGTCGCACTCGCTACAACGCATACGAAGCTGCGCCAGGGAGGTATATAAACCGTAGTGAAACGCTACAAAACATGTTGACGCGCTACAGAACCTAGCGCATAACAGATCCCACGGCACACCGCCGCGGGAGCAGACAAGTGGCCCTCCACCAGGTTATCGCAGGCGACGGTTCAGCCGGCCTCGCGCACGACGGCACCACCCACACCTACGCCGACAGCGTGGCCGCAACGACGGCGTATCGCGCGGCCCGTGGTATGCCCATCGACAGCGACGCGGCCCGGCGTCAGGCGGCTGCTGACTTCGTCCTCGCGACCTACCTCCCGCCCCGTGCGGTGCGGTCGTGAGCGCCGTCCTCGCCACCCTGCCGCGCACGCTGCCGGCCGTGGTGCAGGCGCTGGAGACGGCCAAGGCGCAGTTTCGCGCGCTGGAAATCGACACCGGCATGACCGAGGCCGACATGGCGTATCTCGACCGGCTGGACGCGCACATCGTGTCGCTCGAAGCCGAGGTGGACGCCAAGGTGCTGGCGCTGACCGGCGTGTCGTTCGCGCGGCTGACGGGGGCGCGGTCGTGAGCCGGTTCAGTCCCAGCGTCGGGGAACCGGGCTATCTCCCGTACTGCGGTCGCTGTCCCAGCATGCTCCGAATGGTCCGCGACGAAGCGAAGGTAGCATTCGTGTGCCGCCGCTGCGGGTTGATGACACGGCGCGTCAATGGCGAAGATATGTTCGACCGGACCGCACCCACCCGGAGCCCCCAGCCGTGAGCGGGGCGGGGCATACGCCTGGGCGGTGGGAACACGATGACGTGTTTTACAATCGCGACTTCCGAACTTTCGTGAATGTTGTCAGCGATAGTCAATCGTCATTCGTGGCCTGTGTCTCTGCCGACCCCATGCATCGGGACACCATCGTCGCCAACGCCCGCCTGATCGCCGCCGCACCGGATTTGCTCAGCCAGCTTGAGGATTGCGTCACTCGCTTGCGCGCTTGCGCCAAGCTGCATGGCAATGCCGATTGGGCGGTTGATCAGATGTGCGCGCCTTTCGACGCCGCCATCGCCCGCGCCGAAGGCCGCGAGCCATGAGCTACGAAGTCATGAGCCGACGGTGCGATCAGTGCCTCATGTCCGAGCAGCGGATTGTGTCTGCCTCGCGTGCGTCGCAGATCCTGCGTGACTGCCGGAAGCGTGACGTTGCGTTCGAGTGCCACAAGGGGTCGATAGCCGGTCGCGCCATCGCCTGCCGCGGTCACTACGATACCGGCGTCGGGCAGATGGGCCGCATCGCCGAGCGGCTTGGGATGGTGTCGTTCATCGACCCGGACACGCTGGAGCCCCAGCCATGACCGGCCACCGCCCCACCTATTCCGCCCGCATCTGCGTGGGCCTCGCTGGCCTGATCTTGGCGGCGATGGCCGTCGTGTGGGCTCCTCGTTTCATCGGAGGATCGTGGTGATGGAGAAGCTGTCCGTGGCCGACGTGCTGGATCGCGCGGCTGACCTGATCGAGCCGGAAGGGGCTTGGACGCAGCATGTGTTTGCTCGTGACGGTGACAGGCGCACGTACTGGCAGGACTCAAAGGCTACCTGTCGGTGTATTCGGGGCGCTGTTTGGTTCGTCGCGGGTAGTCAGCGTCTTGATGTAGAGAATGCCCTTGAAGCTGTGTTACCTGCCTCTGGTCCAGGTTTGAGCGCTTTAGTCGTCTATAACGACGCCCCCGAGCGCACCCAGCCCGAAGTAGTCGCCAAGCTTCGCGAAGCCGCCGCCGTTGCTCGGGAGCGCGGCCTGTGAGCCTCGAAACCCGCACCCGCCGTCCGGTCGTTCTGACGCACGAGCGCGGCGGGATCAACGACCAGCCCCGGCATCGGACGGCGTGGGAGCGCGAGCGGTATGCGCCGTTCGACGTTGGTATCATCCGTCGGATCAAGCGGGGTGACTTCTCGCGCCGGATCGAGGTCGCGCTGACCGGGC